CTACCAGATTACCATTATTATTTGTTCCAATCTTAGTATTAGCGTAGTTATAAAACTCACCAATATTTGCATTTAAAGTATTAAGTGATATTGCCTGACTGGCAGCATTGGTATTTGCATATATTTGATATGCACCCAAGTTTGCCTGGGTTGATGCATTACCCAAGAATAGTGTACCAATATTGGCATTTGCGTAACTATAGAAAGCACCAATGTTGGCTTGTGTAGTGGCATTACCCAAGAACAGTGTACCAATATTTGCATTGGCATAAGTTTGAAATGCACCTACGTTGGCATCTAGTGTGTTAAGTTGATTATATATTGATCCAATGTTGGCATTGGCATAGTTATAAAACGCACCAATGTTGGCTTGTGTAGTGACATTACCCAAAAACAGTGTACCAACGTTGGCATTAGCATAAGTTTGAAATGCACCTAAATTAGAGTTAAGTTCAATATTTCCAAGATACAATGTACCAATATTGGCACTTACATCACCGGTGTTGGCAATATATAATGCGCCAGCGATGCCAGCACCACCTGCGACTCTTAATGCACCAGTTGTGGTACTTGTACTAATCGTGGTGTTTGATGCTACTAAATCGCCAACTCTAACAGTATCATAAATTAAATTGGCTTCTGTCCAGTTAACTGTAGCACCAGGATTTGCATAAAGATTACTAAAGAATCCCCAATTGCCATTTGTGTAATCTCTAGCTAGACCAGTATGTTGCTCAAAACCAGATGTTGTTGAGTAATGACTAAAAAATCCTATGTCATAGTTATAAGGAAACGGAGTATTTGCAGTTAAGTATAATAAAGGATCTTGAACTGACAACGTGCTGATACTGATTGCTGTTAAGTTTGCTGCATATATATTACCAGTAACATACAAGTTACCACCAATACCCGCACCACCTTTAACTACCAAAGCACCGGTTATTGCACTTACTGAATCTGTTGTTGATGCAACTACTAAATTGCTGTTTGTGTTTGTACCAATTTTACTGTTAGCATAAGTGTAGAAAGAACCAATGTTGGCATTAATAGTATCCAAAGATACAGCTTGTGTGGCAGCATTGGCATTGGCATAGGTTTGATATGCACCTACGTTGGCATCCAGTGTATATAAATCAGTACGGATAGTGCCAATATTGGCATTTGCATATAACTCAAATGCACCCACATTGGCATTTAATGTCTGTAAATCAAGTTTGATTGTACCAATATTGGCCTGTGTACTGATATTACCTAGATACAATGTTCCGATGTTGGCATTGGCGTAAGTTTCAAACGCACCTACATTAGCATCTAATGTGTTAAGTTGATTATATATTGAACCAATATTGGCATTGGCGTAAAGTTGGAATGCACCTAAATTAGAGTTAGTACTTGCATTGCCTAAGAATAACGTTCCAATATTGGCATTTGCATACGTGTAGAAAGAACCAATGTTGGCATTAATAGTGTCTAACGATACAGCCTGTGTTGCAGCATTGGCATTGGCATACGTTTGATATGCACCAACGTTGGCATTAATTGTATTAATTGAAGTTGCTTGTGTGGCTGCATTGGCATTACTAAATGTTTGAAATGCACCAATGTTTGCACTCACATCGCCTGTGTTGGTAATATATAACGCACCACCAATACCTACACCACCACCTACTACTAATGCACCTGTTGTAGTTGATGTTGATGTGTTGGCTGAAACAATTCTAGCAGCACCTCCGATGTACAAGTTACCTGTTGTTCTTGCACCACCAGCGACAATCAACGGTCCACCTGTTCCAGCTGACAAATTTACATTGGGAAAATCGATTACCTGTAACAGATTGGTATTAGTTGGTGATCGTACAAAGAGGGATCCATTACTGGAACCGCTAGAAAGGTAGAGAAACATATCTCCAGCAGTGCCGCCGAGGGAGTCTGAACCAGCCGAGAGTGTAAGGCTTCCTGCAGTGCCCTCTACTGTACTTCCGGCGGATATGTTTAGATTATTGACGGAATCAATGGTAAAATTTCCGGCACCAGTTAAACTGGAGCTAGCGCCAGTACCAACGTTCAATGAACCACCAATATATACACTTCCGGCGATTCCGCTACCACCCCTGACTACCAATGCACCAGTGGTTGTTGATGTACTAGTTGTGGTTGCAACAACGACTAAATTACTGTTTGTATTAGTGCCAATTTTTGTGTTTGCATAGGTATAGAATGCACCAATATTGGCATTAATAGTGTTTATACTGGTTGCTTGTGTGGCTGCATTGGCATTACTGAATATTTGGAATGCGCCAACGTTTGCATTGATAGTATTAATACTGGTGGCTTGTGTGGCTGCATTGGCATTGGCATAGGTTTGATATGCACCAAGGTTAGCGTTGAATGTATCAATTGAGGTAGCTTGTGTTGCAGCATTGGCATTGGCATACGTTTGATATGCACCCACATTGGCATTTAATGTCTGTAGATCAAGTTTAATTGTACCAATATTGGCTTGTGTACTGATATTACCTAGATACAATGTTCCGATATTGGCGTTAGCATAAAGTTGGAATGCACCTAAGTTGGCGTTAGTACTTGCATTGCCTAAAAATAATGTACCAATGTTGGCATTTGCATACGTGTAGAAAGAACCAATGTTGGCTTCTAGTATGCTGTTATTGGCGATAAAAGTTATGGCTTTTGGAAACGTTGGGTTGGTAGTGATGTCGATACCGTTACCAAAGAATGTAACTTCATCTTCTGCAGCCGCTACCAAGTCTGCTTGCCCTGGCACATGCCAAGTCTTAAACGAACTACCAAGACTAATCTTGACGTTGCCTGGATTAAGTTCAGTTACACTGAACCCAGTATCTCTATCAAATCTTAAAGAAGTAACCTGTGTACTAATATTTGATAGTACGGTGTTGGCTGTGTTAATTTCACTAACTTCTAATCCGCTACTAAATGCTAGTCCGTTACTGGCCCAGAATAAACCATTTGTGGTATAAAATTTATCAGCAACTACATTACCACTAACAGTCAAATTGCCAACAGGCTGAGCTGATCTTGTCCAAGAATCATAGGTGGAACTGTAGACATATACAATTCCATTTACTGTTGTTACTTCTCCGTTAGTTGGTGCGACTGGAAATGTCATTTTGAACCCATTTTAATTCCGTATTATTATGTATTTATGGAAAAAAGAAAAGGGCCCTAAGGCCCTTGAGTTGTAAAAATAGCGTTTATAAACGCCCAACTACCACTTCAATCACGCCCTCAAATCCGTCAAAATCTTCTAGTGATTTACCAATTACTGCACCCAACTGTGGACTATTGTCTGGACGGGCGAATCCTGCCCCACCACTGATCAGCATATCACCTTTGCTAATTTTTCCACGCACTCGACAAGGAGTACGGCCTTGTAGTGCAATTGCAACTACATTTTCTCCGGTTAATGCACTGTTCATTAAGTGTGCGGGATTTGTAGAAACTACACCAGCAACTCTGCGGGTGCCATCTTCGGCTATTGTAACTTCGTTTGTGCCGCCGAACTCTAATACTGTACCTGGCTCATATGCTGCGTCGGCTTGATAGTTTTCTGCTAAGTCAGCATATTTGGCTTGGGTTGCTACACCAAAATACGTTCCCCACCAGTTGGTTACAGACCCAATGTTATATGTTATATTTGCCGAAGGTACTAGATTACCTGTTACGGTAGTTTCGCCTAACACATTAACTGTGGTTGATGTGTTAGCAAATAAAATTGGGCTCTGCACATCTACCCAGTACTTTTTAGTGCCATTATCTAGGTATTCGTATAATACGTCTGTGATTGTATTATACCACTGGTCACCCGCAATATTTCCACTAATCGGCGGTGCGGTGTTTGCAGTATAAGTTAACCCGGCGCCGCTCCCAGATGCAAAAACGTTTCCGTTACCGGCCCAGCGAATTCCATCTTGTGTATACAGTGTCTTGGTATGTATGTTACCGCTGACTCCTATACCGCCACGAACAACCATGGCACCAGTCACGTTGCTGGTACTATCTACTCCACTGTTAGCAACCAAATTACCTTGAATAATTTCTGTAGTGGTAATTATTTCTTGATTGGTATAAGAAATATTTTGAACAGTCAAGTTTCCGCCAACTATTAGATCAGTGTCAATCAGCGCCGTGTAAGTTCTAAGATTACCTGTATTGGGATTATATGTTAATGCGGTATTAACTTGTTGTGCAGCATTACCTGATGTGCTGCTTACAAAAGTTGGGTAAGCAATGCCTGACGCAATATTGCTGGTAATTTGTGTATTAATTGCATTGGTTGCGGTAGTTGCAGTGCCATCAATGCTGACACCAGTTAAAGATAACGACGCACTGGCTCGATCATAGTTGACCGCTGTGGTACCAATGTTGAGTTGTCCGTATATTGTGCCATTGATACCACTGGCAAAAATATTTCCTGCAACACCTAATCCGCCTTTTACTACCAATGCACCGGTCGTGGTTGATGTGCTTGCTGTTGCTACATTAACAACTATATTTCCAGTACCACTATCATACCATAAAGAACTGGCACCCAAGTTAGTACCAGTGTTGTACTGTATATCTCCTGCTGCACCAGCGGTGGCCACGCTACTAAATGGTGCACCGTTACCGGCCCAGTATACACCGTTAGTAGCAAAATATTTGTCAGCATACACATTGCCTAGTACACCAACACCACCGGCAACAGTTAAAGCTCCTGAATTGGTTGAAATACTGTTTGTAGTAAATGCCACATAAGCATTACCTTGGCCGGTACTACCAATACTGACAATGCCAGTAGTTAAGTTTGGTAGTAGTTCAAATATTCCAGTTGTTAGTCCAGTATATAAGCTATAGGTGCCGTTAGTAATACTATCTAACTTCATCCACTGGTTACTGAATAAGCTGCTGCCTAGTGTTGCTTGCAGTCGGCCACTGGTACTGATATTAACTGTATTAGCTGTAGGATGATAATTTACTACATTGGCATTAAAGAAAGGATATACAGTAGAACCTGTGTTAAGATATTGCCCCAGCATGGTAAGATTACCATACACTGTCAAGGCACTACCAATACCGCCCACATTTAAGTTACCGGCTATTCCTGCTCCGCCGTCTACTACTAGTGCACCAGTGGTGGTATCAATACTTGCAGTGGTGTTAGCCAGTCGTAATTCGCCTGTTTTAAACACACCATAAGTGCCGGTTACTACATTGCCTGAGCCTTCGGTACTTCTAGCCAGATATTCTAAATATCCTGTAGAATTAATTCTACCCAAGAAACCGTAGGCATTTTGAGAATCATAATAATTTAATGCCAGTCCTATATCTCTGCCGTCGTTGCTTAATAATGGCGAACCATTGGCAAAGCTATGAATTCGAATAATGCTGTCTTGAACAACTAAATCAGTTGTTCCAACAGAAAAAGTGTTACCTTGTACTGTCAAGTTCCCGGTAACTGTAGCGTCACCAACAACTGTCAGGCCCGGAACGGACAAAGAAGTTGTTGTGCTTAGTGTGTTGGTAATCAGCCCGCCGACTCTTAAATTTGAGTAGTAAAGCGGGTTTATATTTGACTGCAAAACTCCGGAATCATTTGTAACTGCTAGAACAAAAGTATTTCCTGATTCGTTCCAGTACAGTGCTACGTTGCTGGTAATTCCGCCGGATCTATTTAGAACGAAACCTATATCAGTGTTGGCCAGCGAGGATTCGCTATTAATTACAGTGATAGGATCCTGTATTTTGGCTATGAATGTGTTAGACTGAAAAAATCTTGTTCTTGTTAATGCCATTTTTTACGCCATTATAGTAATTACTATATTTACCGGAAAATAAAAAAGGGCTTTGCAGCCCTTTTTTTATCTAGTTTTTTAGTTTAAACTTTCATTAATGTTTTGTGTACTTTTACAGCAAGATTAGCTCCTGCACTAGTTGCGTTTAGATATATAGTATTTCCAGATACATTTGCCCCAAAAGTTGCTAATTCTCCGCTGGTTTTTACGTTTCCAGAATAAGAAACAAATGCATTTGTACCGTCGTGTACTACATACGCATCAAGTGCTTGATAAGTTCCCCCGGCTGTGTTTGTTAATTGTACAAAAATTCGAGCACTTCTATAAACAGTTTTGTCAAAGTTGGCAACAGAATCAGTGGCACTGGGTCCTACGTAATGTACTGTTTCGTTGTATGCAGTTGGCCCGGACTGATCCAGGTTGCTGGTAAATGTATAATCAACTCTATTAGACACGCTACCAATATTGCTGGTAGTTTGCGGTAATATATCACCGTATAGATTTATTCTCCAATTTTCAACAGATCCTAGCAGTACATTACCAGTATAGAAACTTAATCCGTCGGTGCTGGCTAAAAATTGATTAAATCCATCTGGGCTCGCTATGTTGTCAACTGATAACGTTGTTGTTAAGATTCTAGTATCAATTACGTCGCCAATTGCTGGAGCTTCAGTGAATGTCAACGTTGAGCTTGATACTGTGTAAGCTGTAACCGGAGTTTGAACAACACCGTTGATACTAACAATTGTGCCAGCAGTAGTTGAGTTACCGCTTAGGGTAAATGCCAAGTTAACACCATCTACATTACCATTCACATCGCCGGAACTGTTTGAGAATGTGCGTGATGTTATAATTGTGAAGGTTTGACTTGGGGTGTTCCATTGTCCATTACCATAATACTCAAGTGTATTCAGGCTGTTATTGAAACGAATCATGCCGTCAACATCAGCGAATCCTTGTCCGCTCGGTCTATCAGCGGTTGGACCAACTGGTAGCAAGAAAGAATCTGTACTGTAAACAGCCAGTTTAGCACCATCAGTTAATGTAGAGCTGGCCATGTTACCACCAATTGCAACTTGGTCGTAGGTTGCATTTGGATGTACATATAATAATGTACTGTCATTTACGCCTTTTGCAATAACATTGTGTCCGGCTGCTGCAGACTGGCTATGATTAATAATCATGCCGCCCATTACAGTTACATTGCCGCCAATGGCTGCACCACCTTCGCCGGTCAATACTAATGCACCCTGTGTGCTGCTTCCTGAGGGATTTACTGTACCGCTTGTTATTACAACATTGCCATTCGAAGCAAAGGTATCAGTTGTTGACAATGTAGTAAATGCCCCGGTGCCTGGTGTAATGTTTCCAATTGCTTGTGCTTGTAATCCTGCAATGTTACCAGTATACGCATCAATATCAGTAAAGTTACCCAATGCTCTAGTATTAACACCAATTGGTACACTGTCTATACTACCGCCATTAATGACCACATTACCACTGCTAAAATTGGTTGCAACTAATGTTGTTATATTACCGTTTGTAGAATTTAGTGTAACAACATTACCTGTTGCAACAGACAATGTGGTTATGTTACCAGTGGTAACATTTAAGTTTACTGTAGTTATATCCCCGGTTGACAGTGTGCCAGAGATATTTGCTGTAGTTACATTTAAATTGGTTGTAGTTGTAGTTTGAGCGTTTATTGTTGTAGCATTGGCAAAGGTAAATGTACCAGGTGCCGCAGTATTTGCCCCAATTGGGAAATTGTCTGCATATCCACCAGTGATACGAGCATTGGCTGTACTGAAGTTGTCAGCAACTAGCGTAGTAACATTACCGGCTGTGGCATTAACTGTTGCACTAGTTGTAGTAGCTGCATTAATGGTAGTACTAGTTAATGTAGTAATATTTCCAGTTGTAGAATTAACAGTTCCAATCGTTCCGTTATTAGCAAACAATGTAGTAGAATTGGCAAAAGTAAATGTACCAGTAGACGCAGTATTTGCCCCAATTGGTACACTGTCTATACTACCGCCATTAATGACCACATTACCAGTACTGAAGTTAGTTGTTACCAGTGTTGTAATATTACCATTGGTTGCATTAACTGTGGTTGTATTAGTAGTAGAAGAATTTATTGTAGTTGCATTGGCTGTTGTAAAATTACCTGCGGCTGCTGTATTTGCATTAATTAGGAAGTTGTCAGCATATCCACCAGTAATATATGCATTACCAGTGCTGAAATTGGCAGCAACCAATGTAGTTACATTGGCACCGGTCAAGTTGGCAGTTGTAGAATTTAAGTTAGCTGTGGTAGTTGTATCTGCATTAATGGTAGTGCTAGTTAATGTAGTAATATTTCCAGTTGTAGAATTTATCGTAGTAACAGTACCATTACCGGCAAATAAAGTAGTAGCATTGGCAAAAGTAAATGTACCTGCGGCTGCTGTATTTGCCCCAATTGGAAAGTTGTCAGCATAACCACCAGTGATACGAGCATTGGCTGTACTGAAATTGTTAGCAACTAGCGTAGTAACATTACCATTGGTTGAGTTTAAAGTGGTACTGGTAGTAACCGAAGCATTTACGTTGGTTGAATCTATGTTAACAATATTACCATTGGTAACATTAATAGTTGCTGCACCAATTGTAGTCGCATTTAACTTCTTGTTAAGATTCCAACTATCATCAGCATTTAAATAGGTAAAGGTTGCATTAGCACCAGCAACGGTCAATCCTGCTCCATTGGCTTCTGCTCCGGTTGTTGCGTTTCCTGCCACAGTGATATTCAAATCCTCAACATTTAATGTTTCGGTGTTTAGTACTGTAGAATTTCCTAATACTGTAAAATTGCCCGTAATAGTAACATTACCTGCAACATTCAGATTGGCCCCAACTCCAAGACCTCCAGTAATTACTACTGCGCCTGTTGCTGAGTTATCACTTTGTGTGGTACTAGTAAATGTGGTTGCTCCATCGGAAGTCAACGTTGTAAATGCACCAGTTGCTTTTGTGTTAGCACCAATTGGGAAGTTGTCGGCATATCCACCAGTGATACGAGCATTGGCTGTACTGAAGTTGGTAGCAACCAGTGTAGTCGTATTGGCACTGGTCAAGTTGGCGGTTGTGGCATTTAATGTAGCTGTGGTAGTTGTACCTGCATTGACAGTTGTGCTAGTTAATGTAGTAATGTTGCCGGTCGTAGAATTAACATTTCCAATTGTTCCGGTATCGGCGAATAATGTAGTAGCATTAGCAAAGGTAAACGTACCAGTAGATGCAGTATTTGCACCAATTGGGAAATTGTCTGCATAACCGCCGGTAATACGAGCGTTACCTGTACTGAAGTTAGTTGCTACCAATGTTGTTACGTTTCCATTGGTTGAATTTAATGTAGCTGTGGTAGTTGTACCTGCATCTATATTCGAACTTGAAAGATTTGTAATATTACCAGTTGTTGTATTAAGGACAGCAATTGTTCCTGTGCCAGAATATAAAGTGGTTGAGTTTGCGTATGTAAATGTACCTGTTGATGCTGTATTAGCGCCAATTGGAAAGTTGTCAGCATAACCACCAGTGATACGAGCATTGGCTGTACTGAAATTGTTAGCGACTAAAGTTGTTATGTTTCCATTGGTTGAATTCAATGTTGCAGTATTTGTGCTATCTGCGTTGACAGTTGTGCTAGTTAATGTAGTAATATTTCCAGTTGTAGAATTAACGGTTCCAATTGTTCCGGTATCAGCAAACAATGTAGTAGCATTGGCAAAAGTAAATGTACCTGTTGATGCTGTGTTAGCGCCAATTGGGAAGTTGTCGGCATATCCACCAGTGATACGAGCATTGGCTGTACTGAAGTT